TCGAGTACAAGGTCGGCCCGCATTCCCGGGGCGAGCACGATGCGGCCGTCCTTGGGGGTGTGCGGCTCCACCGGATGGCCGTTCAGCGCGACGACCGTTGGGGCGTGGCCCTCGAACTCGAGACCGAAAATCCTCGCGTTGGCGACGTTGATCAGCCGCAGTCGCAGCCGTTCCCCGGAGCGTACGGCGAAGGGCGCATCCGGCACACGACCGTTCACCGTCACCGTATTCCCGATGCGGCCCGCCATCCCGGCATCCATCGGATTTCCGAAGCCGCCGGCGAGTTGCGCGTCCTGCAGCAACCGCCAATCGCTGAGCACCCAGGTGAGGTCCCGGTCGATGGTTGGCGGCGGCTCACGTTCCTCCACCACCAGGGCGCCGTGCAGGCCGCGCGCGACCTGCTCCAGGCCGCGAACATGGGGGTGGTACCAGAAGGTTCCTGCATCCTCGACCTGGAACGCATAGGTGAAGGTCCCGCCCGCCGGGACCGGCTGCTGGGTCAGGTAGGGTACGCCGTCCATGGCGTTGGGCACGCGCAGCCCATGCCAGTGGATCGTGGTCTCGTCCGGCAGCCGGTTCTCAAGTTCCACGCGCAGCCATGCCCCTTGGCGGACGCGGATCTCGGGGCCCGGGACCTGGCCGTCGTAACCCCAGATCGCCGTCTCGGGATGCGGCGCGCCAGCCAAAGGAACCTGGTTCGTCCGCGCGGTGAGGCGGATGCTCGTTGGGCCGGTTCCCGCCCGCGCCACGGGCAGGTGGCCCAGGCCGGCGGCGGTGGCCAGGGCGGCGCTGCCACCCAGCATGAGGGATCTGCGGGCGAGTGCCGGCAGGTGGTCGATGTGCATGGTCCTGTCGTCCTTCCGCGAGGGCGGATACCCGCCCGCGCGCGCTTGGTCATGCGCGGACAGGCGGCGGCAGGGCCCTGCGCCGGCGAGCGGCGCGGACCCTTAGCTCAGGACGGTGCTTCGGGGAGGGTGGAGGTCGGGCGGACCGGTCAGTCCGACAGGAGCGGGAGTCGTCGGAACAGGAACGGCCGCATCCGGCGCGAATGCCGCCACTTCAGGTGCGAAGGCCGGAGGCGCCATTGGGGGCGTCGCGCAGAGCGCCGCGCAGGCGGCCATGGCGGAGCCCATCGGGCCGTCGCCGTCGTCGCCGCAATCGTCACAGCCGGCCATCCCCATGCCAGCGGTCGAGGCCGCAGCCATGGCGAAGCCCATCGTGGCCGCGCGGGTCGCGTTCAGCACCGTTCCGGCCAAGAAGGCCAGAGTCAGCACGACCAGTATGGTCCGCAGGGCGCCTCGCATGAGCAACATATAGGACTGCCCGGGCGCTGCGTCGATCCCCGGTAGCGCGCGACGATAATTGACCATGCGACCGTCGGCCTCGACAACGCCCAGTCTCCACCTATGCCAGGTACCTGCCTAACCATGCCGCTGGCGGCGGAGGTCTCTGGGTGTCTACGGCACGCGCCGCTTTATCACCTGCGCCGACAGCGTCGCCGCGCCGAGATCGAAGGTTGCGGCGGAGATGTTCCTGGCCATGACCCGCACGGTGTTGTTGGACCACGCCGCGGCGTCGAGCTCGATGAAGCGCGTCGACGATGCCAACGCCGCGTGGGCGAGATCCCCCTGCCGCGCGCCGTTGACGGTGACATCCAGCAGGCTGGTGGCACCCGGCGCTAGTGACGGCAGGTCCCAGGCAGTCTCCGCGGCGAACTCCCGCTGCCCCACCGGCAGAACGGGCGTGCCACACAGCAGTGCCGGCGCCGCCTCGGGCAACCCGTAAAGCCGCAGCGCCTCGACTTCGATCTGCCCGTCGAAGCCGACGATGCCGATTTGCGCGAAGGCGACCCCCGGCCCCAGCCGCACCGTCATGCGCTTGTTCAGCGAGGCGTCGGCCATGGCGGCACCACCGGTCCAGGCCTTGGACGGGACGTTCCACAGCAGCGTGGTGATGGATGCCAGCGCATCGCCGGCGACGTTCTCCCGCACGTTCATCGCCGCGTCGAAGCAGCGCACGAAGACCCGGCCCCCGTCAGCACCGCCGACGAGGGAATGGACCAGCGCGAACTCCTTCGCTTGGCTGCACTCCACCACGAAGGCCAGCCCCCGCTGCGCCTCCAGCAGCAGCCCGCGGGAGGTCGGCGTGATGTCGTCCAGCCCGTTGAAGGACAGCCCGGCGAGCGTCGTGGCGGAGGTGGTGGAGGTCGCAACCACCGCCAGCCCCTCGACGCCGATCTCCGTCGCGCTGTGGCGGAAGGCCCCGGCCCGGACATTCGGCACCGCCCCGAGCAGCCGCAGATGCCGCGACGCCGGCGCGCGGTGCCGGTTGAGCACGGTGTTGCCGCAGCGGGTCGCGGTCGCCGTGTAGTCGATGCCGACCTGGTAGGTGTTGGACCAGGCGACCTCGTACTCGCAATCCTGCGCCGCGGCGGTGTGCCGGGCGACGATCGGCGAGCAGGCCTCCATGCGCAGGGCGCGGCCGATGATCGCCGAGCCGCTGGTCTCGTTCAGGAAAGGGATCGCGACGTTCGGATCGAGCTGGCGCAGCTCGAAGTTCGGCGCGTCGAAGACGTGCCGGTTGTGGTTGTTGTACGCGCCGTCCGCCTTGGACAGCCGGATCCCGAAGCGATCGAGGCTGGGGTTGATCCCCGTCGCGATGGCGAAGTGCCCGCCATAATAGCGGATGGAGGTATTCCAGGCGGTCGCGGTGGCGCAGTGGATGTCGAGGCCGATGCGGTTGTTGAGGATGCGGCCGAGGTGGAAGGTGCTGTCCTCGACGCCGCGGCCGTCGCCCAGCGTCCGCAGCCCGATGGTGAAGCCCGAGACTAAGCGCAGCTCGACCACCGAGGCGTCGATGTTGCGCACCAGGATGCCGATATCGGCCTCGTCGAGCCAATCGGACTGGCTCTGCCGGATGACCTGCAGCCCGGCATAGTGCTTCTCGCCGTTGCGGACGGTGCCGCCATCGCCGAGCGTCAGCACGGTCGCCGGGGCCGAGCCCGTGTAGCGGATGACGCCGTGCATGATCAGCCCCCGCGCGCCGCCGCCGAGCACTACGCCGGCGGAGACGTTCCAGGTGCCGGGCGGGATGACGGCGAACTTCTGGTCCGCTGCAGCGCGGTCGAAGGCCGCCTGGATGGCGGCGCGGTCGTCGGCGACGCCGTCGCCCATTCCGCCGAAGTCGGAAGGCAGCACGGTCTCCCTGTCGCGCAGGTATTTGGCGAGATCGGTCTTGCTGACCGCGGTGTCGAGCACCAGCAGGTCGTCGATGCGGGCGGGCATGGTGGAGTTCCCTACAGCGCGGTCGCTGTCACCGGCCCGGCCAGGGCCGAGACGTTCCCCTCGGCCGAGACGGCGCGCAGCCAGTACCAGCGGGTGTCGCCGGCGCTGAGGCCGGTGCGGTCCCAGAAGAGGCTGGTCGGCTCCTCCGGCAGCTTGGTCGCCGCGGCGAGGCTGCTGGTGGTGGCCTCGAACACCTGCAGCCGCACGGCATCGGGCGGGAAACCACCAGAGAGGCGGATGCCACCCGCGATGGCGGTGGCGGTGGGCGCCGCCACCGCGGCCGGGACGAGCGCCTGCCGCCAGCCCGACACCGCCCCATTGCGCGCCACCGCGCGCACCCGGAAGCCGGTCGGCTCGGCGGTGGGGAGGACGGCGGCGGTGGCGCCCAGGGACCCGCCGTAGCCCTGCCAAGCGGCCACGGAGGCGGGCAGGAACTCCACTTGGTAGCCGGCGAGATGCGAGGAGCCGACTGGGGACCAAGCAAGGGAGAGCACGGCGAAGGCGGTGGCCTGCGGCGTCTCCACCGTGATGCTGACTGGCGCGGCGATGACGCCGGGGTTCGGCAGCACCACCGTGGGATTGCTCCCGGTGGCGCGCTCGTCGACCGCCGGGTTCCAGTCCCACACCGCGGCGTCCTCCTCCTCCAGGGTGAGGTCGACGCCACCCTCGGCCGCGAGCGACCAGGCGGTGACCCGCGCCGGGAAGGGCGTCAGGCGGTCGAGCGCCACCGTCGCCGCCTCCCAGGGTCGCAGCCGCAGGGCGGAGAGGTTGGCGGGGAAGGCCACGGTGCGCTGGCGGCGGTTGCGCTCCAGTTCGACCTTCATCAGCCGCTGCACAGTGCTGACCGAGGTGGTGAGCGGGAATTCGAGGTCGCGGTAGATCATCTCGCCGCCATCCTGGGCGACGTAGTTGGAGGCCAGCAGCGGCGGGGCGTCGGTGGGCTGCCAGTTGGCGGCTGGCTCGACATAGACAGCGCGCACCCCGTTGAAGAGATCGCGCCGCGGCCGCGCGCCTTGGATGGTGACGTCGCCGCGGAGGTCGTCCGAGGTCAGGGTCGCCGCCGGCAGCGCCGGCGCCCCGGCATGGATGAAGAACCGTCCGCCGGAGACCACCAGCGCTCCGGCCATGGCAGCGGCGAGTTTGCGGGTGATGGCGATCTTGCCCTCGGCGAGCGACAGCACGCCGTTGGCGGTGTAGCGGCGCTCGTAGACCCCGGCCCGGGTGCCGACCAGCTCGTCGCAGATGTTGGCGGCGGCCATCAGCGCCGGGATGTCGATGTCGGCCCAGGACGCCCGCCAGCCGAAGGGCGCGGTGAGGTACCAGGCGAGCAGCAGGGCGGGGTTGTCCGACCAGCCCGTCGCCCCGGTGCGCGGATCGAGGATGGTGTCGGCGCCCTCGACGAAGGCGGCGATGTTGGGCGGGCCGGCAGGAAAGGCTTCGGCGGTGAGCTTCAGGCGTACCGCGACGTAGGCCCGGCCCCGGCCACGATGGTCGCTGGTCCACTGCCCGCCGGTCTCGGCGATCAGGTTGGCGTCGGCCGCCTGGTCGGGCTCGCCGAGATGGCGGTCGATGCGCACCAGCCCGGCGAGCGAGCCATCGCTCTCTACCTTGTCGCCCAAAAACACCTCGCCGATGGCCCGCACGCGGTGCGCAGCGAGCACCACCACCGAATAGAAGTACCCGTCCGCGCGGCCCTCATCGTCGGTCGCCGAGTGCAGGAAGACGATGGGTCCCGACACCTTGCAACGGCCGAGGACGATCTGGTGTTCGGTGACCGGCTGGCGGAAGGCCTGGGTGCGGCCGGCGCCGGGCTGGCCGGCGTCGAAGCCGGCGATCGCCGCGGCCTGCGGGCTGAGGCTGGCCTGCTTTTTCTGCTTCTGCGGAAAGACCGACTGGCCGATGGCGGAGACGATGAAGGCCGCACCGGCACCGACCACGGCACCGATGATGCCACCACCGACCGCGGCGGAGGCGATGCCGGCGGCTGCGACCGCGATGAGGGGGACAGCGGCAGGCATCGGGCGCGGTCCTCCGTCATGTCAGTCGATGCGCCAAGCAGTGGTGCAGGCGGTGAGCGGGGCACGGACCAGGCCGTGGGGACCGACGAAGGCGGCGCGGCCGCCATCGACCACCACGCCGAGGCGGGGCGGATCGCCGGCGAGGACGACATCACCGGGGCGGGCGAAGGCGGGTGGGATGCGCGGGAAGCCCGCGCTGTCGGCGGTCGCCTCCAACGACGGGAGGCTGCGCCACGTCGGTCGGCGGCCAGTGGTGGCGTGCGCCGCCGTGAGCGCGAAGCGCCCGCAGTTCCAGCGATGCGCATCAAAGGGGCGCGTCTTCACCGCGGCCAGCAGGGCTGCCAGCCGCGCGTGCCAGTCCGGCAGCCGTGTCATCAGCTGGCGGGCAGCCGGATCTCCGCCTCCTGCAGGGCGGGGACGAACTCGAAGAAGCGGTCCCCCGGGTACTCGGCCTGCTGGTCGGCATCGGTGTAGCGCCGCACCTCGGCGCGCTCGAGGTCGACGAGCCGGCTCTCGCAGGTGAGCGAGATGCGCGGCTCGGCGCCATCCACCACCTGCATGGTGTCCATCAGCCCGGCCCAGAGCGGAAACGGGTCGGCGACGAAGGCGCCCTCGGCATCGAGCAGCGCGCCCCACAGCCTCGCCGGGCGCAGCCGGAAGGACTGCTCGGCGAGGGCGATGTCGACCACCTCCTGCGGCACCGGCGACAGCGTCAGCGTGATGCGCACGGCGCGGAGCTCGGCGGTCTCCTCGATGTCGGAGACGGCACCGATGGTGCCCATGCCCTCATAGATCACCCCGGCCCAATGGAGCGGCCCGAGGCCGGTCCAGGCGCGGATGGGGCCGGAGGCGAAGTCGAGTTCGACCAGCACCACGGGGGTGGCGACCGGCGCGGTGGCGGCGGCCGCGGCCTGGGGCGAGAGGCGCGGCGTGGCGGCGATGCCCTCCGTCATGGCAGCACCTCCTCCAGGCGGATGGTGATGGCGGTGAAGCGCCCTGGCCGGGTGGGATTCGCCCCCTCGTCGTCGGAGGCGAGGCGCATGGCGACGGTCGGGGTGGTCAGCACCAGCGGCTCGGCGAGCGCGGCGGCGGCGCGCAGGGGCGGGGCGATCGGGATGGTCGCGGTGCCGGTACCGGAGGCCACGACACCTTCCGTCGCCATGTAGAGCCTCCCGGCGAGGCCGATATGGTCCCCCGCGCCCACCGCTACCGCATTCGGCCACCAGCCCTGGGTCGCGAGCGACAGCGCCCCGCGCGCGGCGCCGGCGGCCAGCGACGGCGTGCCGCTACCCACCACCAGCCCCGTCCCATCGGTGAAGATGGTGGCGTCCGAGAACGAGTAGGGTCCGCTCGGCACCTCCCCCTGGCTGCGCGGATCGCCGGTGCGGTACTCGCGCCGCCAGTCCCAGACCCGGACGGTGTTGGCCGAGCCGGCCAGCGCCGCCAGCAGCCCCTCCAGCACGCCGGCCTGGCTGCGGTTGAGCGGGTCGAAGCTGGCCTCGGCGATCCAGCGCGCGCCGTCGCGGCGCAGCACCTGCGTCGCGCGGCTGACGGGGGAGACGAAGCGCAGCGTGTTGTGCTGCAGGTAGAAGCTCAGCCGCGACGGCCGCAGCGAGGCGGGCCAGGCGTATTCGGTCATGCCGACCCCTCCTCGCTATCCCCGCACCGTGTCGTAGGCCGCGCCACCGCGGCGGATGGCATCCAGCGTCATTGCTGAGGCTTGCCGCGCGATCTGCCCGGCGAGCAGCCGCAGCCGTGCCTCGACGCCGGCATCCGCACCGCGGGCGTCGATGGTGATGCTGGTGTGGATGGTCGGGCCGCCCGGCGCGGTGCCGTTCGGCAGCACCGTGCCGGCCTGGCTTGGCACGAACCATTCGGGCCCGCGCTCGCCGACGACATAGGGCTGGCCGGCGGCGACCGGCCCGCCCTCAGCGCGGAACAGCCCACCCAGCCAGGAGCCGACATCGGTGAACAGGCTGTCGAAGGAGATCCCTGACAGCCCGGCCGAGACGGCATTGCCGAGCGGCTCGGTGATGACCTTGCGGGCGAGGATGCGGGTGATGTCCTGCAGCAGGCCCTCCAGCACGGAGGAGAACTTCTCGCCTTTGACGATGGCGTCCTCGAAGGCGCTGGAGAAGGTCAGGCCCAGCTCGCGCACGGTGTCGGAGGTGCGTTCCGCGCCGCGCTGCACACGCTCCTCCGCCCGCTCCAGCTCCTCCATCGCCGCGACCGCCTCGCGCTGGATGGTCTCGTCGGGCACGGCCCGGCCGGCCCGTTCCGCCCGCTCCACCAGGCTGGAGAGAGTTGCGAGGCGGCGCTGGTAGCGCTCATAGGCGGTCTCGTTCTGCTGGATCAGCCGCTCGCGCTCGCGCAGCAGCTCGTTCAGCTCGCGCTCGGCCTCGCGTGCCTCCCGCGCGCCCTCGGTGCTGGCGCGGCGGACCGCGGCGACGCGGGGCTCCAGCCGGCGCAGCGCCTCGTCGCGCTCCTGCAGCGCCAGGGTCTCGAGGCGGGTGCGCTCGGCGGCGGTGACGCCGCCGGCGGCCTCGGCCTCGCGCAGCCGGCGCACCCGCTCCTCGTATTCCCGGTTGATCCGGAAGCGGTCGTCGAGGTCGCGGGTGAGGTCCTGCACGTCCTGCGTGGCGCGGCGCCGGCGGGCCTCAGCCGCGGCAGTGGCGGCAGCCTCCTGTTCGCTGCGCTGGCGCTCGCCGGCGGCCTGCTCGCCGCGGGTGATCTCGGCTTGGAGGTCCGTGTATTGCCGGCGCAGCTCCTCCAGCCGGGCGGCGCGATCGACCCCGGCCTGCTGCTCGGCGGTACCGACCAGACCGGGGCGGATGCTGCCGCGGCGGACCGGGGCGGTGAGGCTGGCGCGGCCGTCCTGCTGGCTTTCCAGCCGGGCGATCTGCGCCGCCAGCGCCTCGGCCTGGCGGCGCATGCCGGCGAAGCGCTCCTCCTCGCTGAGCATGCCGGCGCCCTGGCGGACGCCGTCCACCGCTCGTGCGGCGGCGGAGAGGGCGCGGGCGAGCGCGTTCGACAGGCCGATGGCGCGGTCGAGCTGACCCAAAAAATTCTCGGTCGCTGCCGTCAGCTGCCCGAAGGCGCGGCCGAGCGAGAGCGGGGCGCGGTCGAGTTCCGCACCGAGGCGTTCGGTGGCGCGCAGCAGCGCCGGAAACACCCGCTCGGCGGTGAGCTTGCCCTCCGAGCCGAGCTTGCGCAGTTCGCCGATCGAGACGCCGAGTTCCTTGGCCAGCCCCTCGGCGAGCAGCGGCATGGCCTCGAGGATGGAGCGGAGCTCATCGCCCTGCAGCACACCGGAGGCCAGCGCCTGGGCGAGCTGGAGCGTGGCCGAGGAGATCTCGCCGGTCGATGCGCCGGAGACGATGGCGACGCGCTGCAGGCCGCCGACGAGGCGGACCACCTGGTCGGAGGTGGCGCCGATCTCGCGGGCGGCGATGCTGAATCGCTGGAAGGCGTCGACGCTCTCGGAGACCGCGACGCCGGTGGAGAGCGCGTTGCGGTAGAGCGCCTCGTAGACCTGGCCGGCGCGCTCGACCGAGCCGGTGGCGTTCTGCAGCCGGGACAGGCTCTGCGTGAGCGCGTCGCCGGCCTGGACCAGGGCGCGGGCAGCGACCGCGACGCCGGCGAGCTGGATGCCGCGCACGGCGACGTCCAGGAGTTCGAGCGAGCGCGAGGCCCGCTCGGCGCCACCTTTGATCTGATCGAGGGAGCGTTGGCCGGTCTCACCGACCTCGCGCAGCCCGGCCTTGACCCGGGCAGCGTCGTCCAGCGAGAGGCGGACCGAGACGCGGCGGGTTGCATCAGCCATCGGGCTTGATCTCCCCATCTCGGCGGGCGGTGGCGCCCTCGGCCATGCCGGTGCGGATGGCGAGCAGCAGCTCGGCGGCGAGCCAGCCGGCGGCGCCGAGGTCGCGCGCCGTGGCGAGCGCGCCGGCAGTGTCGAGCGTCAGGCCGGCCATCGTTGCCTCCGCGCAGCCCGTGCCAGCGGCCCAGCAGGCGTGGCCTTCAAGGCTAGTGGGGGCGTACGTGGTGTAGGGGCACGCGTCGGCGCAGTCGCGGCCAATGGCAGCGCAGCCGCGGCAGTAGTCGGGCCCGCGGCCGAAGTGCCAGGCGGCGCGGGCCCTCAGCCGTTTCCCTCGGCAGCCACCGCGGCGACCGGGGCGGTGGCGCGATCCCAGAAGGCGGCTGCGATGTCGTCGAGGTCCATCAGGCGCTCGACGGCCTCGGGCGAGAGCGGCAAGGGCTTGCCAGCGGCATCGCCGACGCCGTCCCAGGCGGTGACGGCGTGGCGAGCGAGCGCCTTGGCCAGGAAGGCGAAGGACAGGCCGCGCGACATGTCGGGATCGAGGTCGGGGTCGGCGATGCGGATCGCTGCCAACCTGCGTGCGGCGGCGGCCTGGGCGGCTGCCATGACTGCTGTCGTCACGGGGCGGATCTCGACGCGCACGCCGCGCGGCAGGTCGAGCCAGTACGGCTCGGCCGGGAGGTCGAGGGTGAGCATGGAAATTTACCTCTCCATGGGTTATGTATTTTGCAGAAACCAAGGAACTTCCGATGACCGAGCCCATGCTCAAGGTCCCGGCGGCCGAAGCGCAGCGGAACTTCGGCCTCTACCAGGACAAGGCACTGACCCAGCCCGTCGCCATCACCCGCAACGGGCGGCCACGCACCGTGCTGCTGTCCATCGAGGAATATGAACGCCTCAAGCGCCGCGACCGCGAGGTGATGCGCAGCGAGGACATGCCGCAGGATCTGGCCGAGGCGATCCTGAAGGCCGAGCCACCGGAGGAGAGCAAGCGGTTCGATCATGAGGTCCGATAAGCCGGCGCTGCCGGCTATCGGCGATGTGATCCGCTACGCGTATCTGTGGAGCCACGAGCACGCGGCGGGTCGCGAAGAGGGCAGCAAGGATCGGCCGGCGGCCGTCGTCGCCCTGCTGCGCGGCGAGAACGGTCGTGACGAAGTGGTGGTGTTCCCCATCACCTCGACGGCTCCAGTCGAGGCCGGAGCCGGTGTCGAGATCCCGGCTGCCACCCGGGCGCGGCTCGGGCTGCAATCGGAGCCGTGCTGGGTGGTGGTGACGGAGGCGAACGTCTTTGGCTGGCCTGGGCCGGATCTTCGTCGCCCCGAGACAGGCGACAACGGCTTTGTCTATGGCAGCCTGCCGCATGCGCTGGTGGCGACGATCCGGCAGGCCTTTGCGGCGTGGCGCGCCCGGAAAGGTGCGCGAACGATCCGGCGCACGGAATAGCCGTTATGCGTACCCGGCTGCGCCCTGCTGATTCTTCAGCACGGCGGTCATCATGCACGTGACCGTGGCGTTGTAGGCTGCCCGGAACTCGAAGCTCGCCTCGACGCCGCCCGGCCCTTCGACCGGGGTCTTGGCGAGTGCCAGATACACCTCGTGCAGCGTGAAGGTCAGGCTGCGGTTGGCGTCGATCGCATAGCTGAAGGCGAACTCCGCCGGTGCGTTGTCCTGTGCCTGGGTCAGCAGCGTTGTATCGGCGAAGCGCGCGGTGATCTGGCCGGTGGCGCGCGCGATGCCGGGATCCACGCCCTCGACCTTCCGGTCGGCGCGGATGGTGCGGACCATCTCCATGCCATTGGCGTAGGTGAGCCGCGCCCCGGTCACCTGCGCCAGCGCGGAGCCGTTCCGATTGATCGCACCCTGCGCCTTGTGGAAGGCCGTGTAGGCGGCGCTGGTCGGCGTGCCGCCGCTGCTGCTCGCACCACGCGTCGAGCCCTGCCCCATCAACCCGAAGGTCGCGGTCGCAGGCCCTGTCGGCGAGAAGTCGATCTCCAGCGTGTCGGCGCGCACGCCGGTGCAGAGATCGTAGTTCGGCACGTCCGGATAGCCAATCTCGATGCTGTTGGAGGGCAGCGCCGCCGCGCCCGAGCCGAAGCTGTGGATGAAGTTCGGGCTGGTGCCGGTCGTGGTCGGCGGGCCGAGCAGCAGGCGCAGCCAGTGGCCGATGTTGACCAGGTCGACCGGCACCACCGCCTGGCCCTGCACGGTGACGGTGTCGAGGAAGGGAGCGGCAGGATCGCGGCTGCTGCCGACGCCGATGACGTCGGCATCGAGCAGCGGCTGCTCCGCGCCGAGATCGCAGGAGAGGAAGGGCATACGCAGCCAGTCGCCCGCGGGCGCGGTGCCGTAGGTCGCCTCGGGGATCATGAGCAGACGGCAATTGGCGCCGATGGCACGGGGCATCGGGGATCTCCGGGATCAGCGGGAGGGGGAAGCGTCAGGCCAGCGGCGAGCCGGCGACGGTGAAGAACAGCGCGACGGGGACCAAGGCCGCGCGGGCGGCGGCGGCACCCTCGAACTCGACATCCTCGAATTCGGGCGCGCCGGGCTGCGCCCATTCCACCGCACCGCCGAGGGTGCGGTCAGCAGCGATGGCGGCGGCGATGTCCACCAGCAGCGCGTCGAGCAGCGCGGTGCGGGCCGCCGGCGTCGCGCCACCAGCGGTGACCTCGACCTCGGCACGATGCTCGATCGCCCAGGCGAGCGGCGACAGGATCGCCGTCTCCTCGACGGTCTCGCCGTCGCGGATGACCACCAGCCCGCCCGGCGGCAGGCGCTGCGGCACAGTCTCGCCGCGCAGGACCAGAGGCGCCGGATTCCTGCTGGCCAGGAATGAGGCGAGCCGGCTGTGCAGCGCCGCGATTGCAGTCTCGCGCATGCTCACGGTGCCGTCCTCCCGCTCTCGCGCTCCCAGGCTGCCACGAAGCGTCCCGGCAGCCGGCGCAGCCCACGCTCGGCGGCGCCCTTCACGTCCAGCCGCTTGGCGAGTTTCACCTGCGGCAGCAGCAGGAACATCGGCACCATGCCGCGCTGGAGCATGCCGCGCGCCCAGGCCTCGCGGCCCTTGCGGTTGCCGGTGCCGATCTCGGCAAGGCCGCCGGCGACCAGGCGGGTGCGGCGGCGTCGGCCGGTCTGCTCACCCTGCCGCAGCGGCAGGCACCACACGAAGCCGCGCCCCGACTGGAACGGCCGCAGGAAGCCCTGGCCGGAGGCGACCATCTGCGCCGGCGTGACCCGCATCCCCTTCTCGCCGCGTCCCCGGCGCCCCCGCGCCGCGTTGAAGCCGGTCGGGATGACGAGGAACTTCCGCCCGCCCTTGGCGCGGATCAGCGCCCCCCGCTCGAAGGCATCGATGACATTCGGTACCTTGGTCCAGACGAGGCCAGCCGGCCGCAGCGAGTGACCGGAGCGGGGAAAGACCTGTGACCGCCAGGCATTGGCGATCCCCCGCGCATTGCCGGCGAAGCTGCTGGTGACCTGCCGCCGCAGCTCCTGCTTCACCTGCTCGGTCTCGGCGCGGATCGCCGTCATCGCAGCGCGCTCGCCGGCACGGACCTCGGCCGCCAGCACCTGGCGCAGGTCGCCGACGATGCGGGCCGCGAGCCTCACGGGGTGCCGCCGCCGGGCGGCAGGCCGGTGCGATGGCGGATGATGGCGACGGCCAGGTCATGCAGCGCCGCCTGACCGAGGTAGCCGAACACGAAGGCGAAGAGGAACCTTCCGTACTCGTTGAACTCGAGGAAGCCGCCGAGCGCATAGCCGGCACTGCCCACCAGGGCGGCGGAGGGGACCTCCCAGGCGAGGCACCAGCCGAAGCGCCTACGCTCCGGGTTGTTCCAGCGCACGAAGCCGCCGGCCAGGCCGGCCGCGGCGCCGAGCAGCAGGTCACGCAGGATCTCCAGCAGGGTCAGGGCGTTCTGCGGCATGGCGGCAACTCCTATCGCTGGCAGAGCACGCGCCAGGCGGTGCCGGAGGCATCGCGCTCGGCATGGGTGACGGTGAGCAGGTCGGGGCCGAGGGCGAAGCTGTCGCCGGCGGCGAGGTCGGGCAGGACAGCGATGGCGACGGAGAGGATGTCGGTGGCCGAGAGGATCTCGGTGCCGAAGGAATCTCCCACGCGGTCTGGCGATGAACGCAGGACGCGGACCGGAACTGCCGGGCTGGCGCCGCCCTGCCGGTAGAGTGCATCCGCCCCCATGTTCGGATCGGTGACCAGCGCCCCCATCGCGTCGGCGAAGGCGCTCATCGCCCGCAGGCTCCGCGGATCCGCGCGCGCAGGTCGCCATAGTCGTCGATCATGCGCGCCAGCACCGTGCCGGCCGGCAGCGCCGCCAGTTCCTCCGCCGCCTGTTGCTGGGTCCGGGCGTCATACGGCACCAGCGCGAAGCAGGCCGGTTCAGAACCGACCGGAGCGCAGGCGCCCAGCAGCGCCATCAGCGCGATACTCGGCAGATGCCGCATCGGCTCTCTCCCTTGCCCGCAGGGCATCGCGTGCTGCCTGCTGTTCCGCCTCGACGCGCCCCTGCCGTCTGCCGACGGTCAGCAGGGCCAGGACCGCACCGGCACCCGTGAGGGCGGCCGCGACCCAGCCACCAATGCGGGACCACAGGGCAGCGAGCAGCGCCGTCATGCCGGCCGCCGCAGGCGCCAGAGCAGGACGCCGAGGATGGCAGCGAGGATCACGGCGATGGCGACCATCGGCGCCAGGCTCCCGAGCGCCTGGATCGCCGGCGCCGCCTGCGCCGCGACGGTCGCCACGCCGGCCGCACCGACTGCCACCGCGCCACGGCCCGTGCCAGTGCTGGTGGCGACCTGCCGCAGCGTCTCCGGCGCGGGTGGCGGCACGCCGGCCAGGGTCAGGGCGCGATCGACGACCGCGGCCGGATAGACCAGCCCGGCGCATTCATGGGCGATGATGGCCTCGACTGTCGGGCGGAGCTGGTCGTGCCGGTGCAGGTCGACCGGATCCTCGGCGCCCACACCCATCCGCCGCGCCACCACCGCGACATAGGCGCCAGTATCGTTCTCCCCAGGCGGGGCCCAGCGGCCGATGATGCCGCGCACCGTCCGCAGGCCGTGGCGGTCCTGATAGGTGGTGAGCAGGGCCGCCAGCGCGCGGATGCCATGCTCGTGGCTCACGAACCGGCAGAAGCGCCCGTCCGAGGGCGGATCGGCGAGGCCCTGCCATTTGTTGACGGGGACATGCTCGATATTGCCGGGATTGCAGTTGCGATAGCCCCGCGTGGCCTTGGGATCGATGCGGGTCATGCGCCGCTCGCCGGCACGCGGATGAGCATCATGCGAACGGTCGCATCGGCCGCGAGTGCCGCGACGGTGCAGAGGCCGACCTGGAAGTTGCCGGTCGCGGTGGTGGTGATGCGGCGGTTGGTATTGTCCCAGAACACCCGCGCGCCCTGGCTGATGGCGAGCGAGGGCTCTTTGGTCAGTTCGAACTCGCCGCGGGTCTCGCACTCGACGCTGGCGTTCTGCGCGGCGTCGGAGGCCGCCACGCCAAAGAAGGCGCCGACCAGCATGCCCTGGCCGGAGAGGATCCCGCCGCCATAGGGCACCACCATGGGGATGGAGCGCGCGTCGGGGCGGATGCAATTGCGCATTGGAGATCCTCCTTCAATGCTATGAAAAGGGGGGATTGCTCGCCGGTGCCCCGTCGGGCCGAGCGGGCGTAACCTTCGGCCGTTGAAAGCCGAACGACACCGAGGGACCCATTTCGGGAGACAACCGTGGAGAAGTCGACTTCAACAGCTGGTCGTGCGATCGGCGCTGGCGCTTTGGCTGTCGGAGGGCTGAGCGCGACGCTTGCAGCAGCCGCGTGCTGTGCGCTGCCTGTGGTCCTCGCAACGCTCGGCATTGCCGGTGGAACCTGGATGCTCGACATCGCCGTGGTCGCCGGCCCGTGGCAGCGCGAGCTGTTGTGGGGCGGCGCGGCGGCCCTGGTGCTCGCACTTCTGGTGACGGGTCCACGCGGCTCGCCGGGCTGCGCGGGGGGGCTCTGCAGCAGAGCCGGGTTTCGGCTGCCGCTGATTGGCCTTGTCATGCTCGGCGGTGGGCTGGCCGGGCTCACTTTGGCCGCGGGATGACACGGATGGCGGCGACCCTGATCTCGACGATCACCTGCCCGCATTGCGGGCATGCGCAGCAGGAGACGATGCCGACCGACGCCTGCCAGTGGTTCTACGACTGCAAGGGGTGCGGCGCCGTGCTCCGCCCGAAGCCGGGCGATTGCTGCGTCTTCTGCTCCTATGGCGACGTGCCCTGCCCGTCGGTCCAGATCGCCCGTGCGGACGGCCGCAGCGAGTCGTGCTGCGGCTCCTCCTGACGCGGGCGCGGCGGGATCAGGTGCCCGGGTTGAACCAGGCACCGCGCCAGTCGATGGCGCCGACGCCGAAGTCGAAGATCACGCTGACCTCGACACCATCCGCGCCCTGCACCGGGCCGGTGGTGACCTGCGGCCCCTCGGCCCCGTTCAGGTAGCCGTAGACATAGACAGGCGCGGCGACCGGGTCGGAGAAGAGGTACCAGCGGTTCGCCGCGATCAGCGGCTCGATCACCGGCTGCACGAAGCCGGCGAAGACGTTCGCCTTGCCGATCTCGGCGGCCTGCACCACGACCGTCGCCTGGCGCGCGGCGAGTTCGAGGTTCGGCCCGACCAGCAGACGCATGGTCTGGCCCATGGAGATGGGCAGGCCGTCCAGCGTGCGCTGCTTCATGATGGCGGTGCGGCCGGCGCCGATCGTCGATGTGTCGAGCACCGTGCCGGTGCTGGCCTTGTTGGCGCGCGCCGCACCGGTGGCAAACACCGCCGCGCTGCCGGTGGTCAGGGTAGGGCCGTCACCATTGGCGCTGTTCAGGAGGTTGTAGGCGGTGGCGTTCTCGAACTCGGCGACGCGGCGGCCGATGGCGGCGGCGAAGTCGGTGAAGGCCCCCAGATCGTCGTTCACCAGCATCGGTCGGGTGACGCGGATGCGCCGCGCGAAGGTCTGCAGGAGCACGATCTCCTGGCTCTCAGACATGGTGCCGACCTGGATTTCGCCGTTCTCGGCGAGCGGCAGGAGCGTCGGGAAGTCGCCGATGCGCAGATGCCGGTGCGGCT